CGGCGATCCGCTACTTCGCGAAGCACGGCTACAAGGTGGAGGGGAAGGCCAAGAAGGCCGCTCCGAAGCCGCCGCCCGCGAAGCCCGAGGACCCGGCCACGGACCCGCTCGCGGGCCTGAACGTCGAGGAGCTGCGCGCGCACGCCGCGGAGAACGACATCGACCTCGGCGGCGCCCGCACGAAGGCGGAGATTCGCGACGCGATCGCCGCCGCGGCGCCGGTCGCGGACTCCCCCGCCGACGCCTGATCGAGGAGGGGTCGTGCGCAACTACATCACCGCCGACCGGGCGAAGAAGTGGGACGTCGACCCCGAGGACACGCACCTGTGCGAGTCGGCGTCCGCGATGATCGACCACCTCACGAAGGGCGCGATCTACGACACGGACGCCGACGGCTACCCGACCGGTGACCTGCGGGACGTGTTCGACGCGGCGGCGTGCGCCCAGGCGCAGTGGAGCGGTGACCTGCCCAAGACGGGCGGTGACTCCCTCGCCGGGGGCACGTCGTTCATGTCGCTGACCCTGCCGGGCTCGGGCTCGCGCAGCGTCGGAGAGGTGATGGAGACGCGCGTGGCGCCGGAGGCGTTCACGATCCTGTCGGCCCACAACCTGCTGTTCAACGCCCCGTCGGCTGGCGGGTGGTCCCGGTGAAGCGGATCCCGTCGCGGCTGACGCCGCACACGGTGCACGTGGAGCCGGTGCTGCCCGCCGACTTCGGGGCGCCGGAGCGGTTCGGGCCGATGCAGAAGGTCGAGGCCGTGCAGGTCGTCGACCGGGATCTGCGGGAGGTCGTCGCGTCGGGCGCGATCGAGGTCGTGTCCTCGGCGCGGGTCGGTGGGAACGCTGGCCCGGAGGACTACATCTTCAAGGCCGGGGACCGGGTGACGCTGTGGAAGGACGAGCCGCGCGAGCGGGTCGAGACGGTCAAGAGCGTCGAGTACGGCGCCCAGACCGATCGGGTCCCTCCACAGCAGATCGCGACCCTGTCGTGAGAGGAGGACGGTCATGAACAGCTTCGGCATGACGTGGCGCGGCCCGGAAATCGCGGCACGGGTGCAGGGCGCGAAGCGTCAGGCGCTCGGGAAGGGTGCGGCGCTGCTCCTGGCCCGCACCATCCCGGACGTGCCCCTGCAGGACGGGCCGCTGTCGGACTCGGGCGCGATCGACGTCGACGACGAGGCCGCGTCGGTGTACTTCGACACCCCGTACGCGGTGCGACAGCACGAGGAACTCGGCTACCAGCACCCCAAGCGCGGCAAGGCGAAGTACCTCGAATCCCACGTCGTGGAGGACCAGGGCATCGTGTCTCAGGTCGTGGCGGCGGAGGTGCGACGTGCTCTCGGATGAGGCCCTGTCGCGCCACCTCGCCGAGCTGCTCGCCGACGCGGGCATCGGCGCCACCACGCCCACGCCGGGCGCTCCGCTCATCGCAGCGAAGCGCGTCCCGGCCACCCCGGACGTCGCGATCGGCGTCACGGTCTACCTCGCCACGGACTCGCTGCTGACGCACACGCGCCGGGCACAGTTCCGGTTCCGCGGCGCCCCGAACGACCCGTTCGGCCCGGACCGCATCGCAGATCAGGTGTTCCGCCTGCTCCACATGCGCCATCACGACGGCCACGTCTCCCGCATCAGCCGGGAGTCCATCGCGTCGCTCGGGATGGACGGCAACAAGCGCGACGAGCGCACCGACAACTACGAAATCACTCTGAACACCGGAGGTTCCGCATCATGACCCAGACCCCTCTGCCCCCCTACGATCCGGCTCTGCCGCAGACCAACTTCGGGTACTCCTACGAGTACGGCGTCGACATCCTGCTCCCCGCTGCGGCGGAGGAGGAGGAGAAGTGGCAGCCGTTCCGGCGCGTGACTGGCGTCGACCCGACCGCCCCGCCGATCACCACGGAGGCCGCGACCTACGACGACAAGGGCTCCCCGAACGCGCCGAAGATCGGCGAGTCGTGGGCGCTGAACTTCCAGGTCCAGGTCCAGCGGCACCCCGCCACGGGCCTGTACCTCCCCGAGGTGGAGCGCCTGATGGACCTCGCCGACCCGAACGCGGTCGGGAACCTCGCCATCGGCGACTTCCGCTGGTACGACAAGCCCCGCGCGGGCGAGCCGAACCCGGACGACGCCTACCAGGGCAAGGGCACCGTGCAGATCAGCCGCGGCCAGACCGGCAACGACGGCGTCGGCCAGTGGACGGTGGCGGTCACCGGCCTCGGCCCGCGCACCCGCATCAACAACCCGTTCTCCTCGTGGGTCGGCGCTGAGGCGACCGAGCCCGACGACGAGACCGGCGCCTGAGAAGGAGTCAGCAACCCATGGTGAAGGATCTCTCCGCCTTCGCGGCCCCGGCCTTGGACATCGCTCTGAGGCCGGGCCGGAAGGTCACTATCTACCCCCCGTCCGTGAAGGACGGCGCCGCGCTCGCGTCGATCGTGACGCTCGGCTCCGCGATCGGTCAGGGCAAAGTCTCCGACGCGACCGTCGAGATGTTCCAGTCCACGACGGAGGGCATGTCCGAGGAGGACGTGAAGCGCCTCGCCGTCGGCGACCGATACGACTGGATGGTCGAGCAGGGCTGGTCCTGGACGGACATCGAGACGGTGTGCATGTACGCGACCTACTACTGGGTGTTCGGTGAGCGCGTCGCCGACCAGATCATGGCCGCTGACCAGGACCAGAGGCAGGGCAAGCAGGCCGGTCCGGGAAAACGCCGCGGACGTGGGAGGAATGGGCGCCGTACGGCATAGGTGAGCCGGACGAGTACGGCATCTACGCCGACTACCGCACCCCGGACTCGTTCGCGCAGGAGGCGGCGGGCCGCGGCGTGTCCGTGCCGTGGGCGGCGCTGCTCGACGACTGGGAGACGGTCGTGATGGACGTGCACGCGGTGTTCGGCGAGGTGTGGCACCGCTGCCTGAAAGAGCCGTGGCCGTGGTGGCGCGGCATGGTCCTGAACCTGCTGCAGCGCCCGGACTCCATCGCCTACCAGAAGCACATCCTTCCGCGTCTACCGAAGACGTAACCGCAGGTCACAACTGAATAGGGGGTGCGCCCATGGCGCTCAATGCCGGTGAGCTCGTCGCATATCTGCGGCTCGACGACACGGAGTTCCAGAGCACCCTCGCCAAGTCCGGGAGCGGGCTGCAGAACCTCGGCCAGTCGGCGCAGAGGTACCTGCAGCCCCTCGCGACCGGGTTCGCGGCCACGACGACGGCGGGCGCCGGAGTCGCGGCGATGCTCCTCCGCCAGGGCGTCGCCTACAACACCCTGCAGCAGCAGTCCCGCGCCGCGCTGAAGTCGATCACCGGATCGGCTGAGGACGCGAACAAGCAGATGGACAAGCTCGACGAGTTCGCACGGAACAGCCCGTTCTCGAAGGCCACGTTCATCACGGCGCAGCAGCAGATGCTCGGCTTCGGCATCGAGGCGGAGAAAGTCGTCCCGTACCTCGACGCGATCCAGAACGCGACCGCGGCGATCGGTGGCTCGAACCAGGAAATCGGCGACCTCGCGTTCATCATGGCGCAGATCAGCAGCGCCGGGAAGATCACCGGCCAGGATCTGATGCAGTTCGGCTCCCGCGGCGTGAACGCGGCGAAGCTGATCGGCGACCAGATGGGCAAGACGGAGAACGAAATCCGTGAGTCCATCACGAAGGGCACCCTCGACGCGGACAAGGCCCTCGACATGCTCGCGCAGGGCATGGCGGAGACGTACGAGGGCGCCGCGGCGGGCGTGAAGGACACGTGGGTCGGCGCGACCGACCGTATCCGCGCGGCGACGCGCGACATCGGCGCGCTGCTCGCGTCCCCGTTCGTCGACCCGCAGGGCGGCGGCATGGCGTTGGAGTGGGCGAACGGCCTCGCGGACCTGCTGCGCGCCGTCGAGGGCCAGGCGAAGCCGCTGATCCAGGCGCTGCTGCCGTCGCTGATCCCCCTGTCGGGGAAGATCACGGACGCGCTGCAGGCGGCGACGGACGCGGTCAACGACATGGACCCGTCGGAGGTCATGGCGTTCTTCTCCCGCATGGGCGAGTACGCGACCCCGATCGCGGCGGTGTCGGCTGGCCTGTTCGCGATGGGCACGAACGTCGGGATCCTCGCCCGGATGGGCCTGACCCTGAACCCGTTCGTGGCGGTCCTCGTCGCCGTCGTCGCGACCTCCGAGGAGGCGCGTGAGGCGTCGGTGCGGCTGGCGCAGTCCCTCGCACCGCTCGGCGACGAGTTCGCTGACCTGCTGCGCGCGGGCGGCGACCTCGCGAACACGGTCCTGTCGGCGCTGGTCGACATCCTGATCGCGCTCGCCGACGGCGCCGGGGCCGCGGGTGGCCCGGTCGACATCCTCGCGATGGCGCTGGACGGGCTCACGGGCGCGGTCCGGTTCGTGAACGACCTGATCGCGCCGCTGGCGGGCTGGCTGACCGACGCTGCTGGTGCGGCGTCTGGCCTGTCGGGTCCGATCATGGGCGTGACCCTCGCGCTGATCGCGATGCGGAACGTGAACGTCGGCAAGATCGTGGGTGCGCTCACGTCCGGGCTGTCGAACGCGCAGAGCACGTGGCAGGCGTCGCAGGGCACGCTGCAGGCGCTGGGCCGCGAGGCCGGGGTCATGAACACGGCGATGCTCACCGCCCGCACCGGGGCGCAGCGGCTCGGCGGCGCCCTGAAGGGCCTCGCGGTCGCGAACGCGCCCATGCTGGCGATCACGGCCCTCGCCGCGGTGATCGGGCACTTCGTGCAGCAGTCCGCGGAGGCGAAGGCCCGAGCGGAGCAGCTGGTCGACACGTTCGACGAACTGACCGGCGCCGCCACCGCGGACACCGACAAGATGATCCTGACGCAGCTCAACGAGCAGCTGGACGCCGGGGACTGGGACCGGCTGAAGGAACTGGGCTACTCCTACACCGACGTGGTCAACGCGGTGAAGGAGGGCGGTCCGGCGCTGGAAGAGATGCGGCAGGCGCTGAACGACGCGTCGATCGCAGCCGGTGGCCTGGGCCGGGAGGACTACCGGACCCGTGAGTCGCTGAACAAGACCCACAAGGCGCTCGGCGAGACGTCCGAGGCGTACGGGGTCGCGGCGGAGCAGGCTGCGGAGGTGTCCGAGCAGACCCGTGAGTTGGCGGATGCGCAGTCGGAGGCCGCACAGCAGTCGGAGGCGACCACTGGGGCGCTGCAGACGTTCGAGGACGCCCTGGCGACCCTGTCCGACGAGGCGTCGTCGGCGGAGCAGCGGCTCGACGCGCTGAACGACATCATGGACATCATGGCCGGGGGCACGCCCTCGGTCACGGAGGCCACGATCAAGGCGGCGGACGCGCTGCGGGATGCGACGTCGGCGGCGGAAGGGTTCGGATTCTCGCAGGAGGAGCTGAACAGCATCCTGGCCGACGACGGGTCGCTGAACCTGCAGTCGGAGGCCGTATCGGCGCTGCGCGGCGAGATGGACGATCTGGTCGGCGCCGCTCAGCGGCAGGCCGACGCGCTGATCCAGGCCGGGGACGAGGCGGGCGCGGTCCAGGTCTACAAGGACTTGGAGGACGACCTGCGGTCCCTCGCGGAGACGGCGGGCGTCGAGAACCCGAAGGCGATCGACGCGCTCATCGCCTCGCTCGGGCTCCTGCCCCCGGAGGTGGCCGTCGACTTCCAGGCCAACGGCGCCGACGCGATGGCCGAGAACGTCCAGATGGTGCAGCAGCACATCACGGACCTCCCGGACGAGGTGTTGACGTACGTCAACGGCGACACCACGGGGATCGAGACCGCGGTCGATGAGACGGGGCTGCGCATGGCGTACATCGCGTCCATGTCGGCGGACCCGAACATCGGCGCGGACGACGTCGAGAACGCGAACATCGTCGCAGCGGCGGTGGCGCGTCTCAACGAGCTGGACGGCATGAAGCCGACCCCCGAGGTCAACGCGGAGAAGAAGGCCCTCGAACGGGTCGTGGCGGGGGCGAAGGTCGACCTCGACTCGATCCCGGACAAGGAAGCCGACGTCACCGCCAAGACGTACGGGTTCAGCAGCGTCGAGGCGCTGAAGAGCGCGATCGACCGCGTCAAGTCGAAGACCGTGCACATCAACGCGTACACGCGGAACTACGGCAAGGTCAACGGCGAGTACAAGGGCATGGGCTACCAGTACGGCAACAACGGGATGC